ATGGTCGCCGACTATCAAGGATGACCCGCTGGCGTTCGTACTGCTGACCTACCCGTGGGGCGAGAAGAACACGCCGCTGGAAAACTTCACCGGGCCGCGCAAGTGGCAGCGCGAGGTGCTGACAACCCTGCGTGACCACATCAAAGCTAACAACGGCAAGATCGACTACGACACGTTCCGCAACGCCGTCGCGTCAGGCCGCGGTATCGGCAAGTCGGCGCTGGTCAGTTGGCTGGTGCATTGGATGCTGTCCACGCGCATCGGCAGCACAACCATCGTGTCGGCCAACTCCGAGGCGCAGCTTCGGTCGGTGACCTGGGCCGAGATAACCAAGTGGCTGGCGATGGCCATCAACAGCCACTGGTTTGAGATCGCCGCCACACGCATCATGCCCGCGAAGTGGATCACGGAACTGGTCGAGCGTGACCTCAAGAAAGGCACGCGCTACTGGGCCATCGAGGGTCGGCTGTGGTCAGAAGAGAACCCCGACGCCTACGCAGGGGTTCACAACTGGGATGGCGTGATGCTGATCTTCGACGAAGCGTCGGGTATCCCCGACAGCATCTGGTCGGTCTCGGACGGGTTTTTCACGGAGAACACGCCGCACCGCTTCCACATCGCGTTCTCTAACCCGCGGCGCAACACCGGGTACTTCTACGAGGCGTTCAACAGCAAGCGTGCGTTCTGGCGCACAAGCAACATCGACGCGCGGGATGTCGAGGGAACCGACAAAAACCTGTACCAGCGCATACTCGACGAGTATGGCGCGGATAGCTACCAGGCTAACGTCGAAGTCTACGGTCAGTTTCCCAGCGAGGGCGACGATCAGTTCATCCCGGTCAATCTGATCGACGACGCCATGAAGCGGCCACGGCAGAAGGACGAAACCGCGCCCATCGTCATCGGCGTCGATCCGGCGCGCTTTGGATCGGATGCTACCGTCATCGCGGTGCGGCAGGGCCGGGACATCATCGACATCAAGCGGCTGCGCGGCGCAGACACGATGGAAGTCGTTGGCCACGTCATCGACGCCATAGAAGAGTACAAGCCTGCGCTGACCGTCATCGACGAGGGCGGGCTGGGCGCGGGCGTGGTAGATCGGCTGAAGGAACAGCGGTACAAGATTAGGGGCGTCAACTTCGGCAGTAAGGCCAAGAACCAGATCATGTGGGGCAACAAGCGCGCCGAGATGTGGGGCGCGATGCGTGACTGGCTCAAGACAGGCAGCGTGCCAGCGGACAGGTTCCTGAAGTCTGACTTGATTGGGCCTAAGACAAAGCCAGACAGCAAGGGTACGCTGTTCCTTGAGTCGAAGAAGGATATGCGGTCGCGCGGGCTGGCGTCACCAGATGCCGCCGACGCCATCGCGGTGACGTTTGCGTTTCCTGTAGCGTCACGCGAAGGGCGCGTTGACAAGAAGCGCACGCACGCGTATTCTCCCGGCGGAGTTACTAATTCTTGGATGGGTTCTTGAAATGGCCGACAAGAAAAAGTCTGTTTCACTGGCCGTGGGCCGCGGGGAAAAGCTGCCCGTGTCCAAGGGCGCGGGACTGACTGAGAAGGGCCGCGCCAAGTACAACCGGGAAACCGGGTCGAACCTCAAGGCACCAGCGCCCAACCCCAAGACTAAGGCCGACGCAGGCCGCAAGGCATCATTTTGCGCCAGGATGGGCGCGGTAGCGGCAAAGGCTAAGGACGGCGAACGTGCCAAGGCCAGCCTTAAACGGTGGAAATGCTAATGAAGAAGCCAGGTCTTTACGCTAACATCAACGCCAAGAAGGAGCGGATTGCCGCTGGTTCTGGCGAAAAGATGCGTAAGGTGGGTGCCAAGGGTGCGCCCACGGCAAAGGCGTTCAAAGAGAGCGCCAAGACAGCTAAGAAGGGTAAGTAATGCGCCGCCCAACTCCCATGAAGATGCCCACCATGAAGATGTCAGCGGGGCCAAAGATGCCCAAGGCCGAGACGGACGCCATCCCGCTGGCGCGCAAGCCTATGCCGACCGCAGGCGGCAAGGACATCATCAGCATCACCACGCGGATGCGTGAGACGCCCATGAAAAAGGGCAAGTAAGATGCCTTTGGTCAAGTCGGCTAGCAAGGAAGCGTTCCGCAAAAACATCAAGGCGGAAGTAAACGCTGGTAAGCCGATCAAACAAGCTGTAGCGATTGCGTATTCGACGAAGCGCGCCGCAGCTAAAAAGGGTCAGAAGTAACATTATGGCTGATCCTACAGGCATGGTAACGGCTGGAAAAGTCGCAAACGTAGGGTCTAACCCGGCGAAGTCGTCAAAGGATGACGACAACAAGATGGCCACCATGCGCCATCGCCTTCAGATGGCGCAGTCGGCGTACTCCGACAGCCGCGAGGACGAACTGGACGATCTGCGTTTTATGGCCGGGTCGCCTGACAACCAGTGGCAGTGGCCTGCCGACGTGCTGGCGACCCGCGGTGCGGTGCAGGGCCAGACGATCAACGCTAGGCCGTGCCTGACGATCAACAAGCTGCCGCAGCACGTCCGTCAGGTGACGAACGAGCAGCGCCAGAACCGCCCCAGCGGCAAGGTCATCCCCGCGGATGACAACGCCGACGTTCAGGTGGCAGAGATTTTCAACGGCGTCGTGCGGCACATTGAGTATATGTCGGACGCCGACGTAGCCTACGACACCGCCTGCGACAACCAGGTGACCTACGGCGAGGGCTACATCCGCCTGCTGACGGAATACTGCAACGACGAGACGTTCGATCAGGACATCCGCATTGAGCGGGTGCGCAACTCGTTCAGCGTCTATATGGACCCGACGATCCAAGACCCGTGCGGCGCGGACGCCGAGTGGTGCTTTGTCACCGAGGACATCCTGCGCGACGAATACGAGCGTATGTTCCCCGACGCATCGCCGATCAGCACGCTGTACAGCCAAGGCGTCGGCAACGACGGCCTGTCGTCGTGGCTCCAGGAAGACACGATCCGCATCGCGGAATACTTCTACAACACCTACGAAAAAGCCACGCTGCATCTCTACCCAGACAACCAGACTGCATTCAGCGGCACGCCGCAGGACAAGCAGCTTACGGCGATGTTTGGTAAGCCTATCCGCACCCGCATCGTTGACCGCAAGAAGGTCATGTGGATGAAGACCAACGGGTTCGACATCCTTGACGAACGCGAGTGGGCGGGCAAGTGGATTCCTGTCGTCCGCGTCATCGGCAACGAGTGGGAAGTTGAAGGACGCCTGCACATCTCTGGCCTTGTGCGTAACGCCAAGGACGCGCAGCGGATGTACAACTACTGGACGAGCCAAGAAGCCGAGATGCTGGCTTTGGCTCCAAAAGCACCTTTCATTGGCTATGGTGGCCAGTTTGAAGGGTACGAGATGCAGTGGAAGACTGCCAATACGACCAATTGGCCGTATCTGGAAGTCAATCCCGACGTGACGGACGGCGCTGGGTCAGTTCTCCCCCTGCCCCAGCGCGCACCTCCTCCGTTGCCCCAGACCGGCTTGATCCAGGCCAAGATGGGGGCTGCTGACGACATCAAGGGAACGACGGGGCAGTATGACGCCTCGTTGGGCATGGCGGGCAACGAACGCTCTGGAAAGGCCATTCTTGCCCGCGAGAAGCAGGGCGATGTTGGCACCTACCACTACGTCGATAACCTGGCCCGCGCGATTCGCCACATCACTCGGCAGATCGTCGATATGATCCCCAAGATTTACGACACGCAGCGCATCGCCCGCATCATTGGCATTGACGGCGAAGTCAGCATGGTCAAGTTCAACCCCGCCCAGCCTGAGCCTGTCAAGGAAATTCGTGACCAGAACGGCGGGATGATTGAGAAAATCTACAACCCCAGCGTTGGCACCTACGACGTGATGGTTACGACTGGCCCGGGCTACATGACCAAGCGTCAAGAAGCCTTGGATGCCATGAGCCAGATTTTGCAGACCAACCCGCAGCTTTGGTCGGTTGCTGGCGATCTGTTCATCAAGAACATGGATTGGCCAGGCGCTCAAGAAATGGCCGAGCGGTTCAAGAAGATTCTTGACCCGAAGGTTCTGTCGGAAGGCGACCAGTCGCCCGAGATGGCTGCTGCTGCACAGCAGATGGAAGCCATGACGCAGGAGATGAACCGCATGACGGACATCATCCAGAACGTGCAGGACAGCGTTGCCCAGCGCGAGGTGGACATCAAGGAGTACAAGGCTCAGGTAGACGCCTACGACGCCGAAACAAAGCGTATCAGCGCCGTGCAGAACAGTATGTCGCCCGAGCAAATCCAAGACATCGTGATGGGTACCATTGCTGCGGCTATGGATACCGGCGATCTGATTGGAGGCGCACCTGAAATGCGCGAAATGCCCAGCATGGAGCAGCCTGAGCCCGCAGAAATGCCCGAAATGGGGGCTATGGAGCCTCAAATGCCCGAAATGGCACCTGAACAACCCCCCGAAGGAATGATGTAATGGCTGGCTGCGCCGATTTTGTAGGTATGCTGTTTCTGGCGCGGGATGTAGCCCATTCTGCGCACCTGAACACCCGCAGCTACGCCAAACACATCGCTTTGAACGAGTTTTACGACGGTGTTATTGACCTGGCGGACAAGTTTGCAGAGGCCTATCAGGGCAAATACGGGCTGATTGGCCCTATCTCGCTCATGTCGGCCAAAAAGACCAACAACGTGGTTGACTTTTTGGAGGGTCAAGTGGACGACCTTATGGAAATGCGCTATAAGGTCGTCGATAAGGAATGCACCCCGCTTCAGAACATCATTGATGAGATTTTTGGGTTGTATTATTCGACGCTCTATAAGCTGAAATTCTTGGCGTAAGGACTGACTATGGAACTGCTTCGCCCTCTTAATGATGCTAGTTTTGCCACGCAAAGCGTAGCCTACACAGGAACCGCAGGGTCTGTGACCGGCTGGAACGCTGGCCCGCAGGGGGTGCTGGTCTGGTGTACGTCAGATGCGTACATTCTGGTCGGTAATGGTGTGACGGCCACGTCCGCAGCCACGCCGTTGCCTGCGTACACGCCCGTGCCGATCACCGTCCCGGAAGGAACCGGCGGCGTGTGGCGCGTCAGCGCGATCCAGATCAGCGCCGGCGGCACGATGTACGCAAAGCCGATCAACATTCGATGAGCTTTGGCATCCCCGTTCGCAACGGCCTGTCCATAGGGCTTTTGGCTTCGACGTTTCTTACGTCGGGTTCTGGACGGCTTGTCCCCAGGCTTACGCTGAACTTTCTGACCGGCGCACCGCTAGACAGCCGCATCACGTTCACTCGATCCACCACAGCTACGTTTGTCGGCAGTGATGGCCTGATCCAGACAGCAGCTATCAATGCCCCGCGCTTCGACTACAACCCCGTCACGCTCGCGCCCAACGGCCTGCTGATTGAGGAGCAGCGGGTGAACGTAACGCTGTATTCGCAGCAACTTGATGACCCAACTTGGTCTAAAACAAACATGACCATAACCGCCAATGCGGTTACTTCGCCGGACGGCACGGTTAATGCCGATGCTTTTGTAGAAGACACGGCAACCTCAACTCATCTGATAGCACAAGCCGTCACAATAGCTGACAGCACTACGTTCACCGTGTCTTGCTATGTCAAAGCAGCAGGGCGATCATGGATTGCAGTAGCTGCGGTTGATAAAGCCGGCACTGCAAATCGCATCTGGTTTAACGTAAGCACCGGAGCGCAAGGCACTACCAACGGCACGGTATTAGGATTTTCTGCCGTTAATGCCGGAAACGGATGGTATCGCATCGTTGTGTCTGCTTCATCGGCAACAGGGGGTAGCGGGGCTTCTATCCGCATTAACGCAGGAAGTGCGGACAACACTCCGTCATATACCGGAAATGGCACCGCGTCTTTTTACCTTTACGGCGCTCAATCAGAAGTCGGCTCTTTCGCCACCAGCTACATTCCCACCGTGGCCTCCACGGTCACCCGCACGGTTGACGTGGCGTCGATGACGGGTACGAACTTCTCGTCGTGGTACAACCAGAGCGAAGGTACGATTGTGGCGCAGTTTGTTGCGACCACGACAGGCGTCGGCTCGACGGGCGGTAACGACTTCCCGTTTGTGTACGACATTGACAGCGCAGCAGCACCTACGTCTGGGAATAGCTTACTTGTATCCGCTGGTTATGGCCCCGGCTGGAGGGCAGAAACCAGAGTTCTTGGTGTCACTCAGGCGGGACTTCAGGGATCTATGACGCTTGGAAATGCCAGCGTCCGCAAAATTGCATACGCCTATCAGACAAACAATTTTGCCGCCTCCGCGAATGGCGGCACGGTCAGTACCGACACATCAGGCACTCTACCTTCCCCCGACCGGATAGGTATCGGTTGCCAAAACTCAGATGGCGGCAACCCATTAACGGGCTACATCCGCACCATCACCTTCTACCCCTCGCGCCTCACCAACGCGCAGCTACAGGCACTCACCGCATGATCGACCTGTATCTCATGACCGCCACCGAAGCTGAAATGACTGCCGCGCTGCTGGCTGCGGGTGTCATTGACGATGAAGGCAACCCGGTGTCTGGCGTGTCGCTCGATCACATCGGGCCATTCAGCCGCGTGACGGGCTATGACAAGGCCGACGAGCCTATCGTGGTGGACTACCCCGGCTGGCACACCAACCTGCGCGGCAACTTCAGCGACGAGCAGCTTGCCGAGTTGACACCGTTGAGCGTCGAGCCAACAGTTCCCCATCGCGTGTGGGCGTAATCGGATCTATTTAAAATTATAAATAGATTAAAATAACAACGAGGTTAAAATGAAACTAATTACTGAACTTACTGAAGATGTAACAGTTGTTACCGAAGCCCGTGAAGACGGGAAGAAGAATATGTACATCGAAGGAATCTTCTTGCAAGGTGGTATCAAGAACCGTAATGGTCGTATGTACCCAGTAGAAACCCTTGCCAAGGAAGTAGAACGTTACAACGAATCCTACGTCAAGTCTGGTCGTGCTCTTGGTGAACTAGGTCACCCAGATGGTCCACAGATCAACCTTGATCGTGTCTCACACGTAATCACCAGTCTTCGCCAAGAGGGTCTGAACTGGATCGGTAAGGCAAAGTTGACAGATACTCCTATGGGTAACACTGCCAAGGGTCTCATTGAGTCAGGTGTTCGTCTAGGCGTTTCGTCTCGTGGTATGGGATCACTGCGTCTCAATAAAGAAGGTATCAACGAAGTTCAGGGTGATTTCCACCTAGCAACTGCTGCTGATATCGTTGCCGATCCTTCGGCTCCTGATGCATTCGTCAACGGCATCATGGAAGGTGTTGAATGGATCTGGGAAAACAGCATGCTGGTTGCTCACAAATCTAAGATGCAGATCGAATCGTCTGTTAGATCACGCACCTTCGAAGAACGTAAACTGCAGATCTTTGAGAAATTTCTCCACGAAATTTCCAAATCTTAATCCAATATAAATAAATAAAATTCACAAGGAGTGTACAATGTCAGATAAGGATAATATCGAAATGGAAGAGTCTGCAGGTTCAGAAACACTGAAGCCAGGTGCAGGTTCGTCCACCGTTGAAAAGCTTGCGACCTTCACATCACTACTAGCTCAGCTTAAGGGTGACGATCTTTCTCACTTCCTTAATGATGCGCTTGCACAGATCGGCAAGGAAGCAGACCTAACACCTTCAGCAACCGCTCCTGGTGGTAAGCCAGCTCTTGGCCAGATGCCACGTGCAACTCTGGGTGCTGTCAAGGAAGACATCAGCGCAATGTTCGCTGGTGAAGATCTTACAGAAGAATTCAAGGAAGGTGCATCAACACTTTTCGAAGCGGCTCTTACCGCTCGCATGAATCTTGAAACCCTTCGTCTTGAAGAAGAATTTGCTGAAGCACTTTCTGAAGAAGTCGATGGTGTCAAGGAAGAAATGACAACCAAGATCGATCAGTATCTTGACTATGTTGTTGAACAGTGGATCGAAGAAAACAAGCTCGCGATTGAAACATCGCTTCGTGCACAGATTGCAGAGAACTTCATGGATGGTCTCTATAATCTATTCGCCGAATCATACATCACCGTTCCAGAAGATCGTGTTGATGTTCTCGGTGAACTTCATGCACATATCGAAGAACTCGAAGCAAAGCTTGATGAATCGATCAACACACAACTTGAGCTTCAGTCAGTAATCGACGAAGCAACACAAGAAGCTACATTTGACGAAGTCAGCGAAGGTCTTGCTGCAACCCAGGTTGAAAAACTTCGTACACTTGCAGAAGGCATTGACTTCAACGATGTTGAAACATATGCCAGAAAGCTTAATATCATCAAGGACAAGTACTTCACCGAAGGTAAGAAGGTTGTCTCGACGGGTGTTATTACTGAAGAAGCAGAAGAACTAACTGAACAGGTTGCTCCGGTACCTGCTCATATGGCTCACTATGCTGCAGCTATTTCAAGAACTGTAAAATAATAAATAAAATACCAAACCAAGATACCAAAGGGTAAAAGGAGAATACAATGTTAGCTGAGGAAGTCCAAAATAAGTGGAAGCCCGTTCTGGAGCACGCCGATCTGCCTACGATCGAAACTGCCCACAGACGTGCTGTCACCGCACAAATTCTAGAAAACACTGAAAACGCTCTGCGCGAAGACATGCAGAACGGTGTTTCACAGCAGCTTCTTGGCGAATCGCCAGTGAACGTTGCTGGTGGCGTTTCAAACTTTGATCCAGTACTTATCTCGCTGGTTCGCCGTTCGATGCCAAATCTGATCGCATACGATATCTGCGGCGTTCAGCCAATGACTGGTCCAACTGGTCTTATCTTCGCAATGCGTTCGAAGTATGCTAACTCAAGCGCGCTTGGTGCTGAAGCATTCTACAACGAAGCAAACACAGGTCACTCGTCACGCCTCGGCGCTGGTGTTGATGCTGCTAATACTGGTGCTGCTACTGCAACATCGGTTGGTGCCAACACTGTTGGTACTGCTCCTGGTTCATCAAACAATGCTGGTAACTCAACGTACAACTACACGATGGGTCTTCTGCTTGGAACAGGCGAACTGCTTGGTTCGAACAGCACCTACATCTTCCCAGAAATGGGCTTCAGCATCGAAAAGGTTACCGTATCTGCAAAGACACGTGCCCTCAAGGCTGAATATTCGCTTGAACTTGCACAGGATCTGAAGGCAATTCACGGTCTTGATGCTGAAACAGAACTCAGCAACATCCTCTCGGGTGAAATCCTTGCTGAAATCAACCGCGAAGTTGTTCGCTCGATCATCATCACTGCCGAGCGCGGTGCTGCTGACGGTACAACAACTGCTGGTATCTTCGATCTTGATACCGATTCAAACGGCCGTTGGTCAGTTGAAAAGTTTAAGGGTCTTCTGTTCCAGATCGAACGCGAATGCAACCAGATTGCTAAGCAGACACGTCGTGGTAAGGGTAACATCATCATCTGCTCGTCAGATGTTGCTTCAGCTCTTCAGATGGCTGGTGTTCTGGATTATGCTCCAGCGCTTAACAGCAACAACCTAAACGTTGATGATACTGGCAACACCTTCGCTGGTGTTCTCAACGGTCGTATCAAGGTTTATATCGATCCATATGCAGGCACCAACTTCTTGGTTGTTGGCTACAAGGGTTCGAATGCCTTTGATGCAGGTCTGTTCTACTGCCCATACGTTCCGCTTCAGATGGTTCGTGCTGTTGATCCTAACAGCTTCCAGCCAAAGATCGGCTTCAAGACACGTTACGGCATGGCACCGAATCCATTCGCTAAGGGTACAACTGCAGCCGATACGACTGCAACTCTTGAGCAGGATTCGAACAAGTACTATCGTCGCGTTCTTGTTAACAACCTTATGTAATAAGAGTTGGTTAACCAACCACAAACTGAGGGAGGGGGATCGAAAGGTCTCCCTCCTTTTTTTATGTACAATATAAATAAACTGTGTTATAATGATCATATCAGCTTTAAGGTAATACTATAGTGGTTAAGTCAACAAACCCCAATTTCCTATCACCACTCAGTTACAAGTTCGTGTTGGCTCGTACTCCCAATCTGAACTTTAACGTACAGACGGTTCGTCTACCTGGTATGACTCTGTCATCAACAGAGACTGCCACGCCGTTTGTTTCTATTCCTAATTCTGGTAAGATTACATATTCACCACTGACTATAACATTCCGTGTGGCCGAGGATATGACCGACTATCTTGAGATCCATAACTGGATGAAGGGTCTTGGTTCTCCTACTGATTTCACCGGATATGCCAATCTACAAAACAGTTCCGCTGGACTATACTCTGATGCAACTCTTGTCATCAACAATAGTCGCCGACTTGGAAATATCTCGGCAAAGTTTATTCAGTTGTTCCCTATCGATATCTCCGATCTGCAGTTTACTACCATGGACGTTGACGTAAACTATATTGAATGTACAGTAGATTTCCGCTTCCTAAGCTACGAAATAGGTGTACTTAATTCATAATTCGTGATATAAAGGTTATTATGAAGATAGATGATATATACGTACAGTGGGAGCAAGACTCCCACATCGACCGTTCAGAACTCGGTAACGAGGCACTGAATATCCCCAAACTCCATCACAAGTACTTCAAGATCTTTACGAATGAACGTCTAGTTCTTCGTAAGTATGAAGCTGAATTCAAACAACTGAAGCTTGCTAAGAACGAGTTCTTTACCATGGGTCCTACCGAGGCAACTCATGCCAAGGGCTGGAAGCTTCCACCTCAGGGCAAAATCATCCGTTCAGACGTGAATAACTATATAGAGGCGGATCAAGAGGTGATTAATATGTCGTTGCGTATTGGTGTCCAACAAGAAAAGATCGAGCTTCTAGAATCGATCATTAAATCCCTGA